TTGATATATGCCTCGATTGGATATGCATGATTAAATTCTGACTCAATTACCTCTCTAAGAACAGTATTTGAGGTGATATACTGTCTAGGAATATAATGCACCTCGACACCATACATCCTCAACTGTTCGTTGATTAAGTCTTGAACAAGATTTTGTTCCCCAGAGGAACCTTGGAGGAAGAATGGATTTAACATATCAACCAATCATGTCTAAAGGTGGCAGTTCATAAGTATTGGACATCTTTTCCATGATTTTTTCAATTTCTTTCTCTGCATCATCATAAATTTGTCTTCCATTGAGTTCAACTCCACCAGGAAGTTTGACACCATTGAATTTGATGAGGTTTTGTCCCCATTGCTTCTTAATTAAGGCAGTCAAATATGGTTTCAGGAAAGAATCGTTGTATACTCTTGAATAATCGTCAGGATCTACCGTTCTCCAACAATCAAGAATGATGAAATCGCCAGACTTTAAGTTACTCCAGTCAACATCGAGATATAATCTATCTTGTCTCTGATTGAATCTAATTTGTTTGTGCGTATTTGTCAGGAAATTGATAGTCTCTAGATAACTCATTCCCATAGAATACGTCAATAAGTCAGTATTGCCCCAATAATAGAAATCGTTGAGGAATAACTGATATTTGAAACTGAACATGTTGTTCATGCTCAGTCCTCTTGCATCATCATATTGGAAAATCTTGTTGATTCCAATAATTGCAGGTGGAACTTGAATATAATTGCTATTTTCGTAATAACTGAAAGTTACTGCAGTGCCAACAATATTTGCTGAAGCAGTTGAGGTTGTAATTCCAGTCTGATCTTCACCAGTTGCGCCAGGAGGACGTGCTTTTCCTCTACTGACATCATCATCAGTGATTTGATACTTTAAATAACTCTGAATGACACCATCAAAATGCCTTTCATAGAAAAATTGCAGCGCATCATCAACTAAGTCTTGAATCTGCTCATCTGCAACGTTAATTTCTAGAACTGGTGCTCCAAGTTTTCTTTTACAATAATCAATCAGTTCTTGCCTAGTAGATGGTTGAGCCATTTACCTGATACCTCTATAGTAATATTTAGGGAGCTGAGGAAATGCCTGGTTGAACGGTAATATTCCCGTTTACAATACTGTAAATTGTAGAACCAGAACTCACTAAAACATTATAAACATATCTACCCTCTGCCAAGGTACGTGTCTCAGTAGAACCTAATGAAATTTTGATTTTTCCGCCAAGAGCACTAGAGATTCCTGCGGTAAAAGTTGCTGCAGGGAATCCAGATGAACCAATAGAAACGCTTTTTGTCATCTGTGAAGATGCATCATATCCAGTAAAGTTAATTAAAGAACCATTAGGATCTTTAACTGTAAAAACATTACTGAAATCTGCGCCACCAAAGATAGTCAGATTGGCGGCATAAGGCACACCAGACTGCTCATCGAAAGTGATATTCCTATTAGACATCGGGCATCCCTATAACTGACATTGTTTCTTGTTGCTTATAATATAATTTGCAGAAAGACTTCGCAGTATTTCGCAGAGTTTCAATATCATTACAACTATCTATCTCAGATGCAAGTTGGGTATATGCAAACATCTTTGAAAGATTTTTCAACTCGATACTGTCTGGGTTCATTTGTTTGAAAGACTCCTTAGTAGACTTTTTATTTCGTCAATATCATTCTTAATATTAGCAAAGTCGTCTTCTAGTCGTTGTATCTTTTGATTCTCTTCAGATTTCGCACTTCGTTTTGTTACATATTCCTCAAACTGAGTCCTATTTTTGTTAATAATTGAACCAGTTTGAGGATCTCTGTACAGATTGTTGTGCCCCTCAACTCTTAAATGTTCCATCATGCAAGTGCGATAACTCTCAAATCTCTTGCTCTAGGAACATAAACCTGAGAAGTAGATGTCATGACAATTTTGATTCTATAATTTCTGAAGGAAGGCAGATTATCTGCAGTAAATACATACTCACGATAATCAATTTCAGAAGAACGGAATCCACGATCTGTGTTGGGTGGTACGAAGGTATCAGGCAATCCATCGCTGTCAGCAACATTGAGAACGTCGCCTCTAGAATTAAGATTGTTGAAACCTGGGAATGGAACGTAAATGGGGTTGAAGTTGTCAGAATCACCAATCGCGTAGAATGCTCTAATGTCAGAGTATTCATTAATGTGAGCGTCAACCAGAATCTTGAGTCCTGTTGCAGGATTCTCAAGATCGATTTCCTTGGAGAGATATTGGAATGCAGTAGGATCGTTGAATACAGAGTTAACTCTATTGTCAGTCGCGTAATTAGTGATGATTTTGTTAACTCTATTTGATGTAAGAACTGCATTGACTCTCTGCAAGTCAACCATAGGCGAGATTCTAGAGTCAGTGCTATTGAGATTAACTCTCAAGTGCATTGACTTATTACCTGCCTCAGTAGTCAGTTTTGTAGTCTCATTGATTCTAGAGTAGATTGCTCTAGGAGTTGGTAAGTAGTTGGTTCTGTTGACTGCAACGTCTTCAAATCCAGTGTTCAGATATGGAAGTTCATTTCCACTCTGACTTGTTGCAGTAATACTTCTGAGAGATGCATTAAGAACAGTTCCTGGAACAGAAACATGTTGAACCATTGGGGTAATAAGTTCAAAGGGAATATTCTGAGTTGCAAAAACGCTGTTTCCACCAGCAGACTTGGTAGTAGCAAAATACAGAATTGGTTGACTTTCACCTGTGCTTCTACCAACTCCACTAGAACCCTGATCGAGTTTGATTGTATATGAATCAAATGTGATTGGATTGGAAACTGTGGTGTTATTAAGATTGTGTGTCTTATTGATTCTTCTCAAGGACACACCGTTTGTCTCATACTTGAAGACTGGTGTTCCTGATGGATACTCTCTACTGGTGGTGGAATCAACACTTCTAGTTACACCACTGATAGTGTTGCTATCTGCAGATGTGTAGGAGATGATTTCATTTCCAATTAAGAGATAACCAGCATTAGTGGTTCCAACTCCAACATTCTCAAAGGTATCGAAACCACTATCACTTTCAATAGAAATTGGTGAAGTGGAAGTAGAATTCAGAGTTGTTGTTAGTCTAGTAGCAGGTTGATCGGACTTGACACCTTCAATCGTTACACGGTTGTCATCAAAGTACATGCCGTGGTTCTTATGGTTGACAACAAAGTGAACACCATCAGAAACTGTTGCCAAATTGTTGATTTGAACATTACCACCAGCAGCGGCATTTAAGTCTGTAGTAAGTCCAGTAACACCGTTGAAGAAAGTAACTGTGCTTCCAGAACCAGCAACAACAAAGTCACCCTGAACTCCCTCAAGAACCAATTCGCTAGTGCTTGCGATAGAAACAACGGAGAATTGTGCTCCAAGTCCAAGAGAATTATTTCCAATTGTATTAATGCCAAGAACATCACCAACTACATAACCACTTCCAGATTCTGTGATGGTTGCTGCAACTGCAACACCATTGTTGATGGTAACATCTGCCTTTGCATCTCTACCACTACCAGTAATCGTAACAAGAGGAACACTACCAAACAGAAGTGTGTCTTCAGAAGGAGTGTATCCAATACCTGTGTTGATGACATTTAATGTGTCTGTAGCAACACCTGCACTCGCAACGAACGTACCAGAAGCATTAGTTCCAAACTGAGTGACAGTGTTGCCAATGACTAGAGCAGTGTCCTCTAAAGTCGAGTTAATGCCAACTCTAATTGTTCTTGAAGTGAACTCAATAGGATTGGGTTGCAGTCTAGCAATTTGTTGATTGCCTTTCGACAGTTCTGGGTTGAACAAATCAACAGAACCAGTCAGTTGACTGAACTCTGCTCTATACAGGTTGAACTTCAAGTCTTCCCATTGACTTGGTTCCCAAGTAGATGCGTTCTGAGACTTGAACAGAGAACCTAAGAAAGGTTGGTTAGAGATGAATGTTTGCGTAATTAAATCAACTTCACCAACTCTAGAGATGTAAACTTGATACTTCGTAGAGTTAGAAAGAAGAACCATGCAATATTCAACACCTGCCTCCATGTATACTGGAGCCTTAAAGGTAAATCTAGTAGCAACAGAACCATCTGCAGAAGTTTCAATATCAGAAGGAGACAGAACTACTTCGGAGAATGGTAAAATTCTTCCAGTTGGCAGTCCATTATCCATCGTTCTGAGTTGGAACGTGACAGGAGTACTGCCATCATCCACGGAAGCGAAGTAAATATCGCAACTGGTAAGATAAATTCCAGTCTCATCATCGATGCCGAAGGATTGTGCCAGAGGATCTCCAACCCATCCTCTTTGGTTGACAGTAATTCTTCTCTGACTTGTGGAAAGAGTTTCAGTTCCAACGAACTGAGTTCCAGTAGTTCTAGAAGTATCTCTTTGCTCACTTACATTCTGAATCTCAGTTCTTGCATTTCTTGTAGAAATGATGGTTTCTTGAACTGTCTCTAAAGTTCCAGTTGAAGTAAACTGCTCTTCAGAATATGAAGTTGCTGCCATTCTGTCATTACTATCAAGATTATTGAGAGCAAATACTTTAGCACCTGTCTCAAATCTTGGATTATTAGCAAAGTTAGGATCTGGAATGAAGAAACTACCCTGAATATTTGCACTGATATCAGAAACCAATCTGAGGTTAGAAACGGTTGCTTGAGCACCACTGGTTTGTCCAGTCAGTCTCATATCTTTTGCAACAAATCCAGAATATGTTCCCTCGGGTTCATTGGAAAGAGAGAAGCAGTCAACGTTCAATACCTGAGAAGTTGATGAATATGTTCCAGGCAATGTTTGTCTATCATATGGATTAATCAGATAAACCGCAGTTGGAGAATTGTATGGACCTGCTCTATGATTTGAAGTAGCAACTCTGAATGTAATTGCAGCAGCAGTGCCTTCATCATCTACTGGTTGTTGTGCAGAAGGAAGCATCACGCCAGAAACAGTTTCTCCAACCTGGAAGGTTCCAGAAAGCATTGTGATTTCCAGAAGTTTTGGAACACAATATTTACTTACACCTTCTCCATCGAAGAATGGATAGAGTCTGGTGGATGGTTTTACACTATTGGCATTAAACTGGATGTTTCTAGAGCGCATGAAAGAAATCAGTGCTCTACTAACAACTCTATCTCCTTGAGACGTTTCATCAAACTGCTCAGTGATTACAGTTCTTGTTCCAGTTCTAGTTTGAATGCCAGTATCAATAATTTCACGGAAGTTGTCCTGAACTACTCTGTCAGTTACAGTTTCTTGCCATCTATTAACAATTCCGTTACCAGAACCGATAGTTCTATCTCCACCACCACTGACGAATCTTTCACTGCTGGTGTCAATGATTTCTTGCCCAGTCCACTCAGTTTCCCATGCGTTCCAGATAGAAGGTGCGAATCCAGTTTGAGGATCAACATCCAGAGTTCTAGATGCAACTTGCAGAGTTTCAGCAAAGTTACCTTCTACATTAATAACTCTTGCATCAATTCTTTGTTGATCTGTCCAAGTATCAGAAGCAGGTGTCAGTTCGATGCTGCCTTGCCAGAAACTAATCAAGAAAGGAGTTACACTCTCAGTTCTTGTAGCAAATTGCTGAGAAAGCCATTCGACTTCAGTGTAGTCAAGACTGACAATATCGCCAGTCTTTCTGATGTTGCTTCCTTGTGGAGCAGCAAACTGTTTATCAGTTTGTGCATTGACTCCTTCTACAGGACCTGGCATCAAGTCAACAGAAGTAGTAAAGTGCTCAGGACGCAGTTCTTTATGTTTGGCGTCAATACTGTTCTTGAACTTTACGTTATCTTCCTGTGCATTCAGGGAAGTAAAGTTATCTACATAGAATCCAGACTTGAATCTATTGAGTCCAGAATCATCAGAGATGAACAGATTGGCAGTGTTAGTTTCTAATAGAGAAAGAGTTGTATAATATTCAAGATTCTTGATTCTACCCTCAAGTTTCTTGATATCAACCATTCTATATCTCTTATGATCTAAGAACTGAACATCTGCTGTTCCAACATCATAGAGATATGGTGGGAGTGTGATGCTTGCAATTTCCAGAGCATCTTGAATTGGTGCAGGTTTTTGTGGATTCTCCGAAGGAGTACCATACTTAACTTGCATTTGTCCAAACTTATTCACATAGACTCTATCAATTCTTCCCAAATAGAATGAGAAGTCTGTGACGATAGATTCATTAGATGCCAAGATGTTTGCTGCAGAATCTCCACTCTGAGTGAAAGTTCTTCCAAGGAATTCTAATGGTGAACGTGAGTTCTCAGATACCGTATATGGTGCAGTTCTGGGACGGATATCAATCATATCCGTGTTTCTTACACCATTGATAGATTGAATTTCAGTCTTGTAATCAAACGTATCATAAGACTGAACAGTTGTAATATCACCGTCGTCAGATGACTGATAGTTTCCAGACTCAAAGTAAATCTTCAGTTTTCTTTGAGGGGACTTCTTACCTTCTCTCTTGGTGATGAATCCAGTATCATAGAAGGAAGGATTTTGTCCTGTATTAAACTTAAAGTTTGCAGAAACTTCAAGACTAGGAACCTGGACGTTTGATACTACTGCTCTGAGATTAGACTCTTTGAAGAAGACAGTTTCTCCTAAAATAAAGTTAAATTTATTTTCTGGGATAAACGAAATTGTTGTGTCATTAACTTTTTCGGCAACCATAGCGATTGCACCACTTTCTTCACCCTCAAGCATTTCCCCAGAGATTAAGTCTGTCGTTTTCCCTGTTGCTCCAGTAATAGAAGTTAGAACTGCCTTCGGTGCTGAAGGATCTGAGTTATCTGTAGCAGGGTTTGTTGCTACCTCATAAATGGCATGAATCTTAATAATATCTGGAGTGTTGAGTGAGATGAATTCGTCCTGCACTCTTGTTCCAAATGGATAGTTACCATAAGTCAATCCATCATTAATTGTTGTAGTTCCGATACCAGAAGCAACATTGGTAGATTTATCTACAACTAATGTATTGACTCTATTCTTGAGTTTGACTTTTGACTTAGGATTAACTTTCTTCAGAGTCGCTACCAGCGTAGCAGCAGTATCATCTGCACCCAAGTTATAAAGTTGCAACTGAGAGTTACCTACAGTCAGTTCAAACTTATCTGATGTCAATACTTCAGTTTTACCATTAGAGCGAATGAGTGTATATCTTTCGACATCAAATGGTTGGAATGTTTCATTATTACCAGCAACAACCTTAGAAGAAAGTTGATTGTTGGCAATATTAACCGAATAACTTCTTCTGATAATCAAAGATGCATCAGTTAAGTCAATTTCTGCAATATTCGCTCTAGGCATCTCAGTAAAGAACGAATTGTCAACAGACGCATCTTGTCTGGTTACCATTACATCAAACGCAGACAAGTCTGTTTGAGATGCTGGAAGTTTTCCATCTGCTACACCAGCAACAGTGGTAACACCAGAAACAACAATTGCAGAAGATGCAACACTAACAACAGATGCAAATGCAGGATCCGATGAAGTTCCGTTAGAGAATCTTACAATGTTGCCAACACTGATGTTGGATGGGAATCTGGTGTTAACACTAGTTACGGTGCTAACACCACCACTCTCTCCACTAATTGAAGAAACGCCAACAGAGAATCCTAAAGTTTGAATAGTGTCACCAGAGAAGTATGTTACTGTAGAACCACTACCAGTGGTGGCATGTACAGATTTGACATCACTGAAACCATATGCAGTAACTGCTGTTGCAACTCTAGTATTTGCAACACCATCAATGATAAAAGATTCTCCAACAAGGAAGTCGCCACTCTTATCATAAACATTGAATGAAACCTTATCTGTTACAGCACTCCTCAAGAATGCAGTAGCACCACTTCGTTCACCTTTAATATGTGTAGGAACAGTCAGAGTGATTGGTTCATTAACCGAAATCTCAGTTACGGTTTGAATATCATAAAGACGCAGACTCCACTCATTTGTGTCGGGGACAGCAGCATTATATGAACCAGAATCTAAGTTAAAGTCATAAACTCTTGCAAGTCCAATCTCACTACCAGCTGCAATGGTTGATGCAATACCAACTCTAGCATCTCTAAGACTGAGAATAAATGTATTTCCAATTCCAATCTCAGGAGAACCAAAAACTCTATTCAGTTTGAAAGTTGAACCAGCATTGTAATTGATTGCTTGTCCTTCAAGAATTTTCAGACTTCTTGGTTTCAGAGAATCAAGATATGTGGTTCCTAAAGTCTCAATATCATATCCTTTTACAAATGCTCTACCTGGAGAAATTTTATACAGAGCAAGATCTTCTGCAGGAGAAGAACCACTGTATGTCAGTTGTCCTGGCTCAAATACACCTCTATTTCCAACATTATCATTCAGAGATTCCTTAACTACTAAGTCAAAAGGTTTGACATAGTAATCTCCAGATTCTGCATAAGTTCTACTAGCAAGTTTATCCTCAAGATGCTTGTAACTTGTAGTTTCTTTCTTACTTCTTAAACGTCCCGCTTGAACTACAGCAAGTTCGATGAAGTTGCTATCATTAAAATCTGTTAATTCTTTCTTAGTCAGAGATGCAGTGATTTTCAGTCTATCTGCACCTGGTGCAGCATAGTTGTTAAATCCTCTTGCATTGTCTGTTAAAGTTTCGTCAATATCAGAGTTTACAACGTTCTCTGTAATCAGCAGTCCGATTCTATAACTTGGTTCCGAACCATACTGATCGAGCAGCATGGTTTCATCAGCAACTTGAATGAAATTACCTTTAGCAAAGTAAATTCCGTTTTGAATAAAGAATGCAGAACCTGTGGTGGTTGCATCTGTTGGAATAGTTGAAGCGAAAGGTTCTCCAGCTCCAATAATTGTTCTTCCAGTAGCGATGTTTGCGCTAGATGAAAGAAGTTCTCCATCAGAAAAAGTCTTCTGAGCATCGTCAATGCCAGAAGAGAGGTAACTAATGTAGAGTGTTGTGTTATTTCTTTCAGATTCAGAATCTAAAAGGCACTCTTCTACGACAGCAGTTACTCCACTGGATTCTCCAGTGATTGTTGAACCTACTAACTGCTTAAGGTAGTTGGACAGAGGAATTCCAACATAAGTATTGACTAACTGAACACAATCATACGTCGAGCTATATGAAGTGTTACCAGGAATTACTTTGGCACCTTCTTTAAAGAAGTGCTGTCCAAAGTTTTCAATCTGACTCTGTAATATTGACTGTAGGTTATTTAACTCCCTCGCCTGTACTGGATAACCAGGTTTGAACAGAACTTTGTAATAGTCATTGTTTGCGTCAAAATCGTCAAAGTAGGGAGCGACGTTGAGATTAGTTTCCTGTGGCATAATTCTTTAGAACTGCAAAATGACTTTGATATCTTCTTTTTGATTCACGGAACGAGTAATCGAGGGTCTATTATCGACGTAAATAATATTTCCAGAATACTTTTGTGCCTCTGGTTGGGCAACACCCTGTGTAAACTCTTGACCGAGATAATATGTCCTACTATTTATTACCGTTGACAAACCGGTAAAGTTAGTATCAATACCAAGATTGGCGGAACCACCTACAATATCAAAGGAACCGCCGTTGGTAATATTGGAAGTAAATCTTTGAAGTTGGAATCCATATTGTGGATTTGTGTCTGCACTTCCAGCAGTCGTAAATCCTGCCAGAGTTCTATCTTGCCAATACTTAAGAACACCAGTTGTTTCGTCATAAGAAACAACTTTACCAACTGCTGTAGAACCAATACCAATAGTTTGTGTAATCAAAGCATCGGGAGTAAACGAAGCAGAACTATATCCTGCACCAGTCAACTTCAATGCATATGTTGTTGCTGCTTTTTCTAATTCAAGGTTCTCGCTTGAATCATATGCCTTAGGATTCTGAATGATTCCAACTCTTGCAATCTGGTTTCCAGTGATGAAGTCTGGATTCTCAGTATCATTTTCAATTCTAGAATAAATCAGAGAGTTGAATGCACCAAGTTCTCTGTAAATATCAGCACCATGTCCACCCTCAGGAGGAATGATTACATTAAAGGTGGGATTAGTAGTTCCCGTTGGAACGTTTCCAGATTCTAAATCAAGAGTACCAAAAGTATATCCAGAACCACCTTTAGAAATAGTAACCGATTCAACCTTAGAGTTATTGTTAATTACAACAGTTGCCTCTGCATCTCTTCCATCTCCCTTAATGGGAACCTTAGTATATGTTCTATTAGCAGTGCCAAGTCCAACACCTCTATTGGTAATAGTTACAACTTTCAGTTGTCCACTAGAGGAAGCGTTATTTCTTACTGCAACTACATTTGCGTCTGTAGATGTTTCCCAATCTTTGGGAACAGGCATGAAGTTTGTAGAGTCAAACTTGATAATGTCACTTGGACTAATAGTAAAGAGGTATTTCCAAATATATCCATCACCACTTGTTCCTGCTTCTCTTGGTTCTAAGTCAGTAAAAGTAGGTTCATCCAGAGATGCTCTTCCAGAGGGGTTCTCTGGGTTAGTTCCATTCTGCAGACAAATATAAACTCTAAAGTCAGAGTTTACAATATAAAAATTCGACGCATACAACGTGGTAGCGTTGGTTGACTTAGATGGGTTGTTTGCAGAAATATCATTTCTATACATGTCATAAGTGACACCTGATGCCCATGTCAACTTTCTAACAACCTGCTTCACGTCAGAAGATGTAATCTTCTTGAGAGCAATCATTGTGTCCCAATAACTATTCTCTTCATTGAAATTGTCCTTCGGATCAGGAGGTGCCGTATCCCATGTGGAACTAACCTCCGTAGGATTAGGCAAACCTACAAAGGTATAGTAAGAGTTGCTAGTGGACGCAACACTAGCAACAAACTCCTTTGCATTTAAAATACGAAGTTGATCAGTTATGATTGCTGACATTTCGGAATAGTTTTTTACTTATTTATCAGGTTATGAATAGTTTTGAATCTTCAGAGGAGACAATCTAGTAACGACTGCTGAGGTAGAAACACCAGCAGAACCGTTCAGTGTATAGGCGTTAAATGCCTGAGCACTGACTCTTGTACCCAAATCAATTCTTCCCCAGGAGTAGTTTCCATAGAATTCGGTAAGTCCGATTCCAGTGATGTCTCCTAAGTCTTCAACGCTTACAGTTACTCTTCTTACATATGTAATACCAACTCCTGCTACCGCAGTTGTTGCAGTAGAAACAGCAGCGACTTCATAGACGCTATCCAGGAATTGTGTTGTTACACCAAGGGTAGCACCATTTTGATAGAGGGATGTAACACCACTACCAACATTGCTACTATTTACCACGAAATAATCTCCAGCATTGATTCCACTAACTGTGACTGCAGCACCAACAAGATTAGTATCTCTTAGAGCAGAGTCAATAGGAATAAAGAAGTCAAAGACGAATCCTGTAGATGCAACTCCAACTGAAGTTGAAGTGACTCCGACAATTTCACCAAAGTCCCCAAGATACTGACTTGAGATATTTTCTTCACTGATTGTCTGAGGATTCTCAATCAGAACTACAGGTGGAGTTGCACTGGTATATGCTACTCCAGGCGTAGAAACTGTAATGGCAGATACAGTGTCACCAGTGAGGGTTGCAGTTGCGGTTGCGCGAGCAGTTGTTCCAAGTCCAACAGGATTTGCAATGGTAACTGCAGGTGCGCTTGTATAACCAGTTCCACCAACCCCGATGACGATAGATGAAATAGTTCCTGCAGCAGATACAACCGCAGTTGCAGCAGCACCGACGATAACATCTTGAGATGTCAAATCAATTGTTTGAGTCTTCGCAGATGTGGTGTTCTCATTTGCAGGGTTGAAGAATGTAGATACACTTTCGACGTATGCGTTTGTAGAACCAACACCGACAGATTGAATAATGTGCGTGGTTGGGAAGATGTTTCCAGAATTAGGAACTCTTGCTTTACTGACAACCTTTCCACCGACAATCTTGTCTTCAGTTTGCTTGCACCATTGGAGGGAACGCTTGTTATCAGGGTTGCCATCAATACCAAATCCAACGTATGCTTCAGTGCTAATCTGATCGGTAGAGACAACCTCATCAACCAGACGCTCACTTTGCTCTGCAGAACCTCTCTTGATGACGACAGTATCGCCATCTTTAACAGTTTGAAGAACTTCTCTGAATTTAACGTCTACAGAACCCGTTCCCTTGTAGAAGAGAATCTTACACTTATCACCACCAAAGTATCCATCAGCAGATCTGCCTCTAGGAGCACTTGCGAATGTGATTGTGCTACCACCATCGAAACTATATCCATCACCAGGAACTTGCAGAATGTCGTTCAAGAATACCAAGAGTGTTGCTTGAGTATCAACCTGAGAACCTGCAGTTGCCCTAATGGTAACAGGAGAACCGTTAGTCTTCAGAGTAAAGGAACGCTTGATTCCATCAAACTGATCGTGAACCAAGTCAAGAACCTGAAGTTCACCGAAGTGCCATGCATTGAAAGAATCAGACTGAACTCTATCAATCGTGATTTGGAACTCTTCAAGAGTTGAACCAGATACGAGAGGAATTCCTGTAGTTCCACCTGTACCGATGGTTAATGTCTCACCCTGTCCGTATCCATATCCAGTATTTCTAATTTCAAATCCGATGACGCTAGAACCTTGTCCAACAATTACATCTACAGTTGCTTCTGTTCCAAATCCAGAGGTGCCTGCAGCATATGTAAGCGCAATTCCAGAGTAAGAGAGTGGTTGATCGAATACAACGATTGGTTCAGAACCTTGAGAGAATCCAGAACCGCCAGTTGTAACCGCAACACTAACAACTTGTCCATTTGCAACTGCTGCTGTTCCAATAAACTGAATGTTGGGTTTTCCAGTGCTGGAAGTTTGAACTCCAACATTAACAACTGTTTGAATACCAACTCTGTAACCAGAACCACTGCTTCCGATGCTGATGCTCGTGATTGTTCCTGCGGTAGAAACAATGGCAGTTCCACCAGCAGCAACCAATGGTTGATAACCAAATCCTCCAGTTGAACCAACAGAAACGATGATTCCTCCAACTGGAATAGATGCATTGTTAGGATCTGATGCCAGAGATGTTGCTGTTCCAGTAAATGTAACACTAGAGATTCCAGAACCTTCAGTGAGAGTGTAATCTTGATTGGTAGTCAAATCTCCAGTTGGACTCTGGAAGATATTATTGATAAGAATGACTGCATTATCAGTCTTGAATCCAACAACATTGTCTCCGTTAGACTTAAGTGTAAATGTCTTAGTTGTAGCATCAAAGTCTTCAGAAATATCATCGAAGATGTAGTTAGTGTTGTAAGTTCTATCAGAACCACCCTCAGTTCCACTTCTCAGGAATGCTCTTCCTTGGAACGTGGAGAATGTGGTAATACCAGTAAAGTCTCTAGAATCAGGTGCATTTGTCGTGCTACTAATTGGAGTAGGACCTTGAGGTGCGGTGTAGAAGTTGATTGTATTGTCAACAATATTATAAGAACCAGAAACTCTAGTTACAGATGCACCCTCAGTGTGAATAGCAACTTCTGTTCCCATCCAAGGACGTTCAACAAGAACAAAGTTGGTGCTTCCAATACCAACAGTGTTAATCTTCATGATTTCATTATCAATCTGAATCAAGTCTCCACCAAAGAACGAAGAGATTCCACTCATCTTAATGATGACATCAGTCAATTGAATGGATGTAGTCAATCCAGATGTTACAGTTGTCTTAGTAACGGGAGATTGAATCATGTTATCAAGTGCAACCAAACACTTGGTGTTCTGATTCTTTGCAATAAAGTTGTGTCCTGTTCCTACACCAACTGATGTCAAGTCAATGACAACAGGAGTGGATTTCAGGGCATCTTCTGCAGTTCTTGCAACCTTGATGTGCTTAGAGTCAACCTTGACAGCGAACATCGAGATATTGTTTCTTGGCAATGCGGAAGTTGCTCCGATTCCAGAGAATGTAGTTGTTGCAATTCCAACACCCTCAGCACCAGCGGTTTCGGGGAAGTCATATACAATTTCTTCACCAGTGACAAAGAAGTGTTCTGGGAGAAGAACTGTATTGTTCTCCAAGTCGATGATATCAGTTTCAGTGGGATTAAATTCTCTAGAGAAAATTGTCTTGCCACCATGCTTCAAGTCAAATGCTCTCTTAATCGTAACATTTGTTCCACTATAGTTACCGAAGGAACCTGTAATGCTTCCGTTGTTCAAGTCAACAGATGTTCCATCATCAATTCCAGCAACGGGACCGATACCAAGTTGTAAGACACGTACTTCTACATCTGCACTTGCAGGTGGTGTGTACTGGAGGAATGTGTCTGCAGAAGTGAGAAGAACGCCAATAGTTCCAATTCCACCAACGTTAGTTGCAATAGTACCATACTCTGAGATGTAAGCGTCAGTGCTGTTATTAGTGACAATACACTCAGAAATTTGATATGCATTGTTGGTAGTGTCTTCAATACTGATTACATAATACGCTGCAGAGAATCTATTGGGTAAGTCATGATTATAGGTAGCAATGGTATGAATACCAGGAGTTGCAGAGGATGAAAGGGATGTGAAGTGAGTATCAAGAATACCCTCTGACTCAAATGCATTACCGATGATAAGAGTATTACCAACACCAGTTGCAGTGTCATCTGCCATCAAGATGCCGAGAGAAGTGACAGTGTATGCTGCACCGACAGTAGAGTTGAGCACAAGACTTACATTGCTGCCACTAATAGAAGCACTGTATGTTCCAAATCCAGAAGGAACAAATGTTCCTTGTCCCTGATTTGTTAAAGAACCATACTCTACAATATCAACTGTTGTTCCATCATGAATGAGGTTGATTTCATCAAACTCCATTTCACCGTTGAAAGTGTCAATCTCAACCATGAGTTTTGCGGAACGGTAAGTTGTTGCAAAACTGACAATCTCAGTGCTGATTCCAGAAGAGGTTTGACGGAATGTTTGAATATCAGCGATGTTGCCAAGCATGGTAGAACCGATACTTGCAACAGCGTTGTTGATTCCAATGTTAACGCTACTTACGTTAAAGTTGTTGATACTAAACTTGGTTGGGAAGAATTGGAGTTTTCCTTCAGTGCCTTGAGTTTGAATATCAAACGTTCCCATATCATAGGTTGTTTCAACTCTACCATATTGGTTAATATGATTTGTGATTCCATCAGACAAGACATTGACAATCATTGTCTGTCTTTCATCAGTGAATCTAGAGTCTTGAACGAATGTCAAGAACTTATTAGTCTTCTGCAGTGCGTTGAAAGCACCAACAATCGCAAATCTGTTGGGCAGTGGGGTGTTGCTGAACTGTGTGCTGATGTCATCAATCGTCAACACCCTATTGCCAATCGATTCAAAGTAATTCGTAAGAACTCTAGACTGGAAGTTGATCTCAGTCGAGGTGATTTCTCCATCAATGTTGAGAGCGTTTTCGGAAACTAAGTCAAAATCATTGTAGCAGTTCAGACTGCTTACACTAACCAAGTCGCTAATGATGTCAATGGTAGAACCAGATGTCTTAGTAAATACACCTCTGAAGTCCTCATCAATACTTTCAACGATGTGATCGCTAAACTTAACTAATCCAGCAGGGTGTGCCAACGAGGAAACTGCATCGTCCCAATCTTCGAGACTTACTTTAGACTTGAGAGAATAAGAAAGGTTCTGATAATAGTTGTTATCAGAGAGTCTTTCAGTGTTATAACTTAAGAAACCAGTCTCTCTGCTCCATCCTTTGTTGACGACAGCAGAAGAAGCAACAGTTGCCTCTGCAATAAAGTCAGACTTCTCTCTCACAACACTCTGTGCTTTAGAGGAAGAACCGACAATTCTATCACCGACGTTGAAGTTAAACTTACTATCAACTTTGAGCAAGTCCAGTTGATTGTTCCAGTTCTCTACAACACCAACTTTAGTGCCAGAAGTTACTTCTTCACCAATCAAGAAGTTGTTTCTCTTCAGTCTAATGTCAAACTGTGGGAAGAACTTCTCAGGTACGATACGTGCAACAGAGTTCAGAGAATCAAAATTGCCAGCAATCTTACCTTCATCTAAGTCACCTACCATACTGTAGGTGACAACACCAACTGCACCACCAAGAGGGATGTTAACATCCGTCAGAGTGAATAACTTATATCCATAATTTCTAGAGTTATATCCATTTCCTGTTGAACCAACGCCAACACTAACACCCTCAATCAGAACTTTATCGCCAACCGAAAGAGGAGCAGAATCGCTAAAGGCAGTTGCTAATCCAACAGTGACATTCTTAGAGGAGATGTCATAAGAAATACTACCAACCGCAATACCATTAACATTGTTTGTAGGAATGATGGTGGGAGTTACATCACTCATTCCTTTGGTGTTCTTAGGAATTCTTACTACAGTATCACCAATGTCATATTCAATGATGGTGTCAGTAATAAGATTGCCAGTCAATCCATCAAGTACATTCAACTTAGGAGGAATGGTGTAGTTCTTACCTGCGGAAGTAATACCAATTCTGTCAAAGGAAACCAGAGGATCTACAAACAGAACTTCAGGCAAGTTGAG